CCTTTAGTCCTCAAAATACCTTTATTCTCTAGATCATAGATCAGAGCTTTAGTTTTGATTTCATCAGGTTTCATTGAACCTACTTCTATAAATCGCTTAGGGTCTTCTTCTACAATCTCATAGAGTTTTGCATAAGAAAATTCCTCTGAACTGCTATCAGCAGTCCTACCAAATACTTTAAGTAAATCTAGACGTTTAGTATGAGATAGTTTAGAAAACAATTGATTTGCTTTAGCTTTCACTTCAGCAGTTTTTGCTTTCTTTTCTGTCTCTTGCTTTTCGTCATAGATAACATACTTGGCATGTGGCCATTTCCCATTATCATAATCTAGTTGAGAATTAGCTACATATTTACTGGCCCTCATAAGTGCAATTTGAATTTCCTGCAATGGAATCTTTGTATCAAAGATCATTGTTTTATCTTCAAGCTTTACTTTAAAGTTATTCCAGTATTTATTAGTATCCACTGCTGCAAGATCCAAGCCTAATAGTTTACTAAGTCTAGCTTCTGCATCAGCCGTTAGGCCAGTAGCAAGTCTGCCAATGTTAGTATCAAAAATAGCCTGAATAATATCAGAAGTGCCTTGAAATTTGGCACGACCTACTTTATGTAGGCCATGCCATCTTTCTTTAATGATTGGTTTTACATATACAAGGTTCTTAGTACTCATTTATGTAATAGTTTTAAGATTATTATTGTAATCCGAGAATAAGTTCACCACATCGAGTAACATCGTCAATCTGAACACCACACTGATCGTGAACGATCATAGTATAAGCATCCTTAGCGTTTGACATCAAGCCACCTTTGTTTGGTCCGTAAGGAGTTTGAAGTCCTGATACATAACCCAACTTGTAACCGTTCTTTTTGTGAACATACTTAATATTAGCTTCACCACCTGCGTTACCGAAATCAAGGAAAGTAAATCTCATTGATTCAACTGGTACTTGCAATGATGGGTGAATAATGTGATTAATCTCACGATCATCGTACAACGGATTGTGACGAAGTGTAAGAGTAATTCCATTAGGTCCAATATACTTTACGAACTGACCACCGAAAGCTAGATCTCTACCTTCTCCTGAAATAAACTTAGAGTCTACAGTTAGGAAAGGAGCAGAAGCATCCGACATTGCTTGGTGGAATGCAAGCATACCATACTCACCTGTGTACGCAACAATGTTACGGTTTGACATATCAACTCGTCCAAAGAAGATATCTAGAAGATATTCTCTAATAAGAGTTTCAGTCAACGTATTATATACGTGTACGTGAGAATCTCGAAGCAATTCCTGAACACCAGGTCCAGTACGTGCAGCTCGGCCATTTGCTCCAGCTACTCCGTTTGCCATTTGACCGTACCAAAGGATACGCTCTTTTTCTTTGTGCCATTGAATCCAATATTCAGCCTCAGCATACTTCAACCACTTATAGTCTTTGTATACTTTACCTTCTGCATCCATAAGAGCAACTACAAGAGCCTGATTAGCAGCATCTCCAGTAATTGAATACTCTTTACGAAGTGTAGAAAGTTGAGAACGAAGTTTCATTGGCATAGCGTAAGTAGTAGAACCAGACTGGTCACCACCTTCTTCATATACAGAGAACATTTTACTCCATTGTACACCAACAGCAGCTTGAGCAGCAACTAGTACAGAAGCTACGTCATCATTTTGAAGACGACATACATATGCAAATCCGCCTCCTGATGGAGCAGGACCTGATTGAATACGTACCAAAATACGCTCAGTTCCAGCATTAGGAGAAATAACATCTCCAGGCTTGAACCAGTCTTCGTCCATAGTTAGTGTAAAAGCAGTATTGTTAACTCCATTACCAACTGCAGCAGCGATAGCTGTAAGTGGTCGAGAAGAAGCTCCCATAAGTTCCCATTCCCAATCGAATGATTCGATTTCTGATGTTCTACCCATTCCCTTTGTCATTGCCGTAAGAGGATTATCCGCTAGTCGAGAAGCGGTAAAAACTCTTGTCAATACCTTATCAAATTTATGAGGTTCAGCCAAGAAAGCCTGTCCCAAGTGATTTGTTTCAGTAAAATTAGCATGCCAAGGGCGAGTAAGAACAGTCAATCTTGATTGTGTGTTCATTTTTCGTTTGTTTTAAAGTTTGACATTAATTATTGATAAAAATTTATTATAGATTCCAGTCTGATCCAGGTTTCGCTGAACTATCTGGCTTTTTTCCACCTCCAAACTTAGCTTGAGTTCCTGTTTTACTCTTGCTATGCTGAAGTTGCTGTCGCAATTTTGCGGACAGATTAGATTCGGATTTTTTCTTTACAGGTCCCAAATTGTAATCTGTCATCCTTAGATAAGCTTTAAGAACAAAGTCTTCAAGATTCTCTGAGGATTTCATTTCATCTGCTTGATATTGAGTCACGTATTGTGGTCCATTAGGTGAATCAATTTTTACAGAAGTATCTGTCATATAAGTAAGAAGATCTTTCTTGGCCTTTTTGGTAAGGGGGAATCCTTTAATTTCTTTAGACTCCTCTACTAAACTTGAAATGTTAGTAAGCACCTCTTGCCTTTTATTTTCTCTTGCCATTTTTTCCTCTTCTCTCCTTATAGCTAGATTTTCTTTTTGTTTCCTGGAATAATGTGAAAGCCTTTCTTGAGCCTTAGCTGCTTGCTTTTCCAGTTTTCCAAGATCTGCATAATCTTCAATGGTTTCTTGAATTTCCTCCATAGAGTCTCCTCGTAGTTTCATAAATTCTGCAACAATCCATTTTTGATTATTCTCATCTTCTATAGAAATGTTTTCATAATCAGGTGTTCCGTAGCTTTCTTTAAAGTCTGCAATAGAACCTCCCGCCATCATATGTTTTAACAATTCTTTACCTTCAGAAGGTAGATTCTTTTGAAACATATCAATCTCTTCTTTTACTCTAGATTCGATTGTACCTGAAAAAGCATCTAATAGACCTTCTTCTGTTGCTTCAAATTCCTCTTCATTGATATCTATAAGTTCTTTTTCTGCAAGCATCTTTGCAAAAATTGAGAACTCATTCTCAACCTCTTCAGGGGTTTCTTCCTCTTTAGTCTCTTTTTCTAGAACAGGGTTCTCAGAACTTTCAACTTCTTCAGGATTGAAGTCTACTGTAGGAGTTTCGGTTTTCTCCTTAGCATCTTCTTCGTCTAAACTAGGAAGCTCTTCTTTCATATCAGTAGTTGATTCAGTAGACTCAACAGCATCTTCTATAGCTGCTAATACTGGATCAGGATTACTCTCTGTGCCAAAGGCTTCGTCAAAACTAGGCTCATCAATGTCCCAGATTTGATCATTAACTTCGTTGCTGATTGGTTTTTCGCTTAAAGTGTTATCTAGCATTTCCATGTTTAATTGATTACAAATATAATTAGTTATGTTTTAAGTTTATAATAAAGTTTGTTATATAGATTAGGTTTATAAATTAACGTATAGCGAAAGTAGTAAATATACTTATAGTTTTCCTCCGTATTCAAAGGCTTTTATTTCTGCTTTTCCTTCTAAATATGATTTAGGAATATCAAATTCATACCAAGTGTTACCTTTATTATCTGTTACTATTGTAGGTTCTTTTCCAAATAGTTTTTTAAGGGTTTTAGGTTGCTCTGAATATTTTTTAAGAATAGTTTTATGATCTGAAGAATAACTAAAAAGTTCTTTAATATTAGCAATTTGCTCTCTTAATTTTTTTATTTCTGCTGCCCTTTCTTTAGGAGAATACCTAAACTCTTTGAAATCTATAAGTTTATCTGGTAGGTTATTATGGTTATTAAAATGTAAAATTGATATTTCCTCTTTTAATCTTGCAAGTTCAGTATTTGGAGTAGTTTTACTATAACCTTGAATTTTAGCAGCAGTTTCAGAAGTAGGTAACCTAAGTTTATTTATATCTCCTCTTTCTGCTGCATAGTGTATAAGTTCCTGTACAAATCTTTCTTCATGATTTTTATCTAATAGTTGTTTTTGAGTAAAGTTTTCTATTTCTACTTTTCGTGCTGCATTTCTTGCGGCTTGTCCTTTAATAAAGTCTAGATGCATTTCATTAGACATAATCATACCATCTGGATATTGCCAATTACCAGATGGTAGCTGAACAGCTTTTTTCCAATTTTCTTTTTGAGCTTCAAGATGTTTTATATTACCTTTTAAACTATATTCTGCAGCTT